GGATAATAACCAGAACTTAATGTTATGCTTGTATTAGCTATTGTATTGTAGTCTTGTTTGGTATGTACATTTTCATCATAAGTTCCAGTTGAACTAATTATATTTCTTTGAAATTTCTCTTGTTTTTTATTTGTAGTATTTACAGATTTTAAGAAAAACCAAATGTCTTGTAATGCACCATATTTATTTACAAATGTAATTTTATGACCATCTCCATATTTTGTACAATCAACTCTTACTATATTCATTTTAGTTCCTGCAGGACTTCCTACTATTTCGGTAGCAGTTGTTGAATATACTTGATAGCCTAATTGCTCTAAAACTGTTATATAAGGAATATATCCTCCTTCATTATTAGGAACATAAATATAATATTCATTGTTTGTAGTTCCGTTAGGGTCAGGACTTACAAGCCAAGTAGGGCGTGAACCAAAAGGAACAACAGGATTTGAACCCTCCATAAAAGTTCCATAAGCATCATAGCCTATATCAGTAAACGTATCTGTTGTCAATGCAGTTCCAGTTCCATCTGTAGATGCGTGTGATGTTAATGTAGATATAATTGCTAACGTTTCAGCACTATATGTTCCGTCAAAAGTAATATCAATAAAATCCCTACATAATTCTGCTATTTCCCAAAGCATTGTATCGTTTAAAGATGTTCCTTTTACTAATGTATATTGTATAGTTCCATCAATACTAATAGTTAGTTTAGCAGAATTTGGGCTTCCTGTATCTGCTGTTGCTGATTTATATTGTGGACTTCTTAATGCTATTGCTGCCATTGTTTATTTTTTAGTTCCTAATATTATTCCTTTTTCTATATCTAATATAAAGTCATTTACTAATTCTTCTGGCAGTCTTTTAAAAGCTGCCTCAAATGGTTTAGTAAAAAAGTATGTAGGTTTAAACCCTTGTGCGTATATACTTCTCTGTAATACAAATGCCATACTCTTATAACTTCCTTTTTTAAACTTACCTTCTTTATCTCTAAATCTTATATTCTTTCTTTGAGCCCAGTCTCTTAAAGGTTGCATTGGTGGCATCTTTTGCTTATAACTAAACTTACTGTTAGGAGCTTTTTGTCTGCCTCCTTTTATTAATGCAGGATTAGCACCCTTAACACCTTGATCTTGGAATATACCGTAATCTTCCATATAGAAGTCAAGTATAAATCCTTTTTGTTCTTCATCTAATGTGTATCTTATTGATTCATATAATGCTCCTCCCCCTTGTTTGTTTTTAGTCAGTCTTGTTCTGGCTTGTTGCACAACATACCTTCCAAAATCATTAAGAGCCTTATTTATATTTTCAAAGTTCATTAACAGATTCTTATGTCGTTATAAATTACAATATCCATTGTCGCAGTCCATCCTGCTAATTGGTTTTCAAACCTATCATAAAATGGTTCACAATTTACAGGACTATCTAATTGATATTGGTCTTTGTATAAAGTACCCATTCTTAAAACTTGTATTACTTTATTTAATACTGCTAATTGTGTGTTAAGTATATCTTGTTCATTATTGTTTCCTATAAACCTATCTTCTGTTGGTAATTTAGATTGATCTACAATATCCATTGCAAGAATGCTTATGTTAAACGTAAGTGTTTGTTCTTCTTGTGTTACGTTGTTGACTATAATGTGAGCAAGAGGGAATATGTCTTGCTTGTTAAGGTTAACATCATATAGGTCTCCTGTAGTTACTGTATTACAATTTATGTCAGCTAAAAGCTGGTCTTTTATTGTTTCAGTTAATTGGTAAAATCCCCTTATTCCTTGTTGGCTCATTTAAACTTACTTTTTATTTGTTTCGATTCTAATTCGTTTTTGTCTTTCATAAATGCTAACATCATTAAACATTTATGCATTTCTAATTTTGTGATATCTTCAAATCTTGTAATATCTCCTCCAGCGAGTCCGTAAAGGCTCGAATACCATCCCCACTTTTTTGCAAATCCAGCACGTCCAGAAGTTGTTTCTCCTCCTTGTTCTCCAAATAATTCATCATAGTTTTCGATAATTCTATCCCTAAACGATAAAAAAAAAGTATAGAACCGAATACAGCATCCATAGGCATTGTAGTAATTCTGTCTTTTTTATCAGGGTCATAGTCCTCTATTAAATACTTGTTTCCCAGTTTTTGTTTGATAGGTCTGTATAAGACATTCATTGCTATTTCTATATTATCCCAGTCTCCCATATAAGTGTCAAGGTCAATATATTCTCCTAATGTAATTTCATCAAGATCAGGAACAAAACCATACTCTACATTGTTAAGCCAGAAGGACTGTACTAAATCAGGTTTCTGTTCAAACATATCTGATATTATTCTTGTAATACGTTCTGCATCTGACAATCTTATGTTAAGAGCATCTTGAGGTTTTACCCTACAAAATATCTCTATCATTTTAGTCTGTATAAAGTTATTATCCTTTGCTTTGTCTTGAGCTTTTAAGAACCTTTGATATTGCTTTAGTGTAATCTCATTAAGTTCGTTAGGAACGTTTATATTAGCTTTCATACTTATATAACGTAATTAAAGTAGGATTTTAGTATAAAAAAAAAGGTGCTATTTCTAACACCCTTTTTCCAAACAAAACAACTCAATTATATAGTCACTCACTATAATATTTATTTTCTTCTTTTATTAATTCTAAATCATACAAGGCTTCATTCATTCTTTCTCTATATTCACTATTAGCCATTTTAGAAGCTGTAAGATCATTTTGTAAACCTGCAACGTAAATTGAATTATCAATAAACGCATCTCTTAATTTTAGAACCTCTTTGTTTTTAGGTTTTGCCTTTAACCACTTTTTAATTAGTTCTCCAATTAATATTTGATTGTTACTGTATTCTAAATCTTGTATGTTCTGTATTTTGTTTCTCATACTGCCATTTCTAACAAATGTAAGAAAAAAAACAATGCAATATAAAATACTGCCCAGCCAATAGCTGCATAACCTGCAATCTTTAAAAATGTTTCTTTGTTTTGTTTTGGAGATATTTTCTTTGCAATGTAATATCTTCTATTTCCCGAGTCATCGTAATAATAGTTTTTCATTATGATAAAATTAAATTTACAATAGTAGCAATAACTAATAATACAAATGCTACTTTGATTGTGTTAAACATAGCTTCTTCCCTTTTAGGATTACGCCCTTGATTTGATCTATACTGTCTTTTTTTCATAGTATATCGTTTTGATGTTTAAAGTCTAAAATGTTTTTATAAGATGTTAATGCCCAGTCTTTGTGATGTGGTTTTAAATCTCCGTGTTGTATTAACATTTTTAAAGTTGTTTCAACATCTATAATTTTAAACTTATCTTCTAATTTTATTTTATTTACTGCCATTTGTTAAGTATTAAAAAGGGAGCTTTTACACTCCCTGTTGTTTTTAGTTAATTAAGTTTTCTTGAAATTTAATAAATTTCTCTGCTTGTTTTACAGTATTAAAACTTTTGTATTGTATTTCTTGTTTTTTAGTTCCATAATCTTTGAACCATACAAGTTCATACCAAGTTTCATCTCTATCATCTGTGTATTGAAACAATTTGTGTTTGTAAAATATTAAGTTCTTTTTCATTTTGTTTTGTTTATATAACTGCTTCATTGCAATTATACAGCTAATATATAACTATTTTTAATATAATCAACAAAAAAGTTAATAAAGTTTATTCAAACTCTATAATATCACATTCCCTACAGTAGTAGTAGTCCTTGTTGTCTTTACCTGAATATATTGTCATTGTCTGTTTACATTTTTTACATTCCATATCATTGTATATAATATTTACCCCTATTAGGATTCTGAAGCTGGTAACTTACTGCATATCTAATTGCATCAATAAGATGGTTATGTTTATCTATTGGTGTGTTAGATTTCTTCTCAAGCCAACTGTAGTTGTTTAGTTCTTTGATTAAGTTTATGCTTTGTTCATCTACTATTAAATCATAGTCTTGTAATAATGATATTCCATAAGTTATAGAACCAGCTCCTTTAATTGAAGAAACTATATTACACCCTTTTTGTTTTAATTCATAGATCAGTCTTTTTTCTGCTGCATCTCCAATTATTAAATTGTCTGTAGCGTGTTTCATATTTAAACGTGCTATTTCTGTTGTTGTCAAACCATTCAAGTAAAAACATTCTTTTAGATAAATAATCTTTCTTGTTGTATCTATATTAGTTTCTACTAATGTGTTAGGGTCATTAAATCCAAAGTCTTGACCAAATACACTAACTCCCACTTTTTTAAATTCTCCTATTGACCAGTTAGTTAATATAACACCTTCAGCTTTGTTAAGCCACCCTCCAAGCATTTGATGTTTATATTTTTCTGGTCTACGTTGTTTAATGTTTTCTATTTGGTTTATATAACTTTCTGATAGGTTCTTTAAGTTGTCTAAATAGGTAGTGTGTATGTAAGTGATATTATCTTTTGATTCATTTGTGCCTTCTTGTATTCCTTTATCTTCAAAGAATCTTTTGTATATCCAATGTTCTTTAGTTGTAGGATTTAGTATTAGTATTACTCTATTATGTTTGCCTTGTTGCCTTACTGATAAATCTATCTTGTCAAATGTATCTTCATTAGTAAGTTCTTCTGCTTCGTCTAATACAAACGTTGTAACGCCTTGTAATGACTTTAGATTAGCTGTTTGATCTCCAGATGATGTTTTAATACCCTTAAAGATTATCTTGCTCCCAGAACGCTTATTTCTTATTTCATCTTTTGTGATATGAAAGTCATCAAAGATTTTAAGCAGTTCAAGTTTTTCAATAAATTCAGGGATAATAGAAATATAAGTAGAAGATAAAGTGTAACGAGTAAACAGTATAGTATGCCCAGCTTCATAAGTTAAAAGAACTAATAAGAGGTTTATGGAGAATGATTTACCAGACCCACGTCCTCCAGTTACAATAAAGTACCTCCCATCTGATTCAGCAATAGGAGCATACTTTTTATTTATTTCAATCACTTAAATTTGATTAGGTCTCTAAAGTTTACATTAAAGCCATCACTTGAAGATATGTCTACAGATTCTTTAGGTTTGCCATATCTATAACCGAAATATAGATTCATAGCTCTACTGTCTCCTTTTAGTATTTGTTTACCTAAAGTTTTAATTACTTCATCATTATCTATTAAGGCATCAAGTTTTTCAATCAGCTTTAGTTCGTCTGCTTTTTTAGGTCTCCCTGCACCTTGTCTTACGCCACCATTGTTTTTTCTATTATCCATAATTGATATTTTATTGTTTAATCAATCTTTATTATATAACGTAATTTTTAACTTATTTTTTAAACTCCACAAAATCCTGAATCACATTCACTAAAATCGTCATCAAATAATTCTGTTTGATTATCCCATTTTATTATTTCTTCAAATGACAAATTTTTTGCTTTATACCATACATCTTTATTATGTTTAATTCTTTCTTTAGATGCAAACCAATTAATTTTATTTGGATGTTTATTATGCATTTTTTTTATTAGTAATGGATTCTTATGAAAACATCCTACACAATTATTCATCCAAGCAAATCTTACTGGTTTATTATTCCAATATTGTTCAACAGTATCTTTATATATATTATCTTCTATTAATGGAAATACTGGTTTTTGCCATTCTATTATCCCCCATTTATTTAATGTTTTTCTTTTACCTACTATTGCTTTTATTTCTAATAAACCATTTTTATTTGTTTTGCTTAAAGTTCTCTTTGCTCTTGCTTTTTCATTTGCTCTAAATCCTAATCTAAATTCAGCAGGTTTATTAATGTTTTTACGCCACCATTCAAACATTGGTTCTAATTTCATTTGTGTTGTACAATATCTTCTTAAAGGGTCAGGTAGTGTTCCAGCAGTATCTAATACTTTGTCAAATGTTTTACCAGTAACCCATTCAATCTTTTGACCTATGTATTGTTCTAAATCTAACATAGTATAAATTATTACGTCATCTTCTGCTGTAGCAATAAATGGTGCTTGTATTCTATCTTCAACTTCTTGTCTTATTTTTTTATCAGGAAACTTTGATTCTTCGTGTTCAATTCTAACTAATGCAAATACATTAAAATCAGCTTTATAATTGGCTGCAATATAACTTGATGTTTTACCACCACTTAAAGAATTAACTGTTTTCATTCAGTAAAATAATCTTTTTTGCGCCTTATGTTGTTCAATTCTTTTTACTGCAGCTTCATAGTAATCTTTGTCTATTTCATATCCTGTTAAATCATATCCAAGATTGTGACAAGCTATTGCTATGCTTCCAGAACCTAAATGAGTATCTAATATTTTATCTCCTTCTTTTGCATAATTCATTAATAACCACTCGTATAAAGCTATTGGTTTTTGTGTCGGATGTGTTCTTATGCTTTTTTTACCAACACCCTGTATTGCACCAATAAATCCATATCTATTGCCATCCCACATATATTTAAATATTTTTGCATTTTTATCAAATGATGTCCAAGCCATTTCACAATCAGCATAAGTATCGGAATGATTTAATTTATCCCAATTTAAATAACATCTTGTGTTTTTTAAATATTCAATAAAATAATTGCCACCCCAAATAATTTGATTTTCACTAACCCTAAATAATTCTTTAAAATATTCTGGTGTTGGTATTTCTTTATCCCAATCTTTTTTTGAATTATTGTTTAATCTTTTATTCTTTGTTATATTAATACCATAAGGAGGGTCAACAATAGCCAAGTCAAACTGATTATCTGACATATCTTTCATAGCTTCTAAACAATCTTGATTGTATATCATTCTGTTCCTGATATTATATCTTTTTTTGGTCTGTCTTGTAGTAAGCTAAAGCCTAATAATAAATAGTTAATAGCATCTGCATATCTTGTTTCTAATGGTTCTGCTTGATGCATAGTCGGGTCTCCTGCGTGTGCAAGTATTGATTGTATGTGTTTATTAAAAAATACAGCCCATACCTCCATAGGTTCTATACCTATAAATTCAGCAGAACATTTAAAATTGTGTAGTATATCTAAATTCTTTTGTGTGTATTCAGGTTGTTTAACATCCATTATTTGTTGACAGATGTCTAATAGATATTTTTTTGTTTCTTCAAATTCTTGTTTAGTCATAATTCTGTATTGCTTTTTTTATGTATTCGTATATATCTAATTGATTAATAGCATTGTTAAATTGTAATTCTACTATTTCAAATTCAATGTCATTATCTTTTTCAATGTCATCTTCTAATTCTTTTATCAATCTTTTTTGTTCCCATATTTTAGATTGAACTTTTAATAAGGATTGTTCTTTTAGTTTATTCCCCTGCATAAGCTGTTGTGCTATCTCTATACTGCCATTCCCACCCCGAGATCGTGACTGGGAAAC